TTTTTACCCGGAGTGATTACGCTTGTGCCGCAAAACAAAATATCACCATCACCTCCCAGCGTTAAAACTTCATTGACTGCGGAACCGCCGTTAGTAAAAAATACAAGCCTGCCTTTTTGGTCGTCGCTAGCCCCGCCGGAACTGTCCCCTTGATGGAAGGCCCCAATTTCGGCCATCGTAGAAATCTCGCCGCCAGACTGTTCACCCTCAAATATGACTTTGCTTTCTCGACCGCCGTCATTATCCTCTTGAGTGGTGTTTCTTATGGTGATATAAGGCTCATCGCTAACAATCTCTACCAGCGTTCCGGGGTTGCTGATGCCCACCCCGACCCTGTCCGTGCTTGCGTCCGTACATAAGAGCGCGGTTTCGTTTTGGCCTTCAATCCTTACGTCAAGGTTGTTGCCCCCTTCATTAATGACAACATTGCTTGAGCTTGCCGTGATTACGTCGTCACCAGCAGCGACGAATTTCAGCTGATTAGCTCCTCCCCTCGCCAGCCCCGTGTCAGTATCTGCCGCAAACGCCAGCGCCGGAGCTGCTGAGCTGCCATCTTTCAGCAGCCTCCCCCCGTCAAGCGTTCCCAGCGTGATCCATGCTGAGTTAGCTGTGTTGCGCTGTTTAAGCAGGTTGTTTGCCGTGTCAACCCACCACATGAAAGCAAATGTAGGGTTGGGCTCGGTTGCGCTGCTGTTGTTGCTGACGATTGCCTGCAGTGTTGCATTCAAATCAGCTCTAAATGCCGCGCCTGAAGCGTTGGCTAAAACGTAATCTGAAGTTGCCATTTAAGTCTCTGCGGTTCCGAACCCGGTTGCCTGGTACTGGAAATTACGGTCAATTGCTACATTGTTGAAGTTTTTGAACGTAATCGTGAACTGACCAGCGCTTGGGGATGTGATCTCATAATAATCCCCCGCCGCTAGGTTTGATGCCGTGATGCCAATGCCAGGTGCCTGATAAAACGCTTTTGCAAACGTCACCACCTTGGCCCCTGCCCCGCTTGCAATCGTTGCGCTGCTTTCTGTACGTGATTCAAGCTGAACGGTGAAACCAAGCTCATCGACAATCGGAGTTTGATCGCTGGCAAATGTTTGCAGATTCGCCCTGAATTGGAACTGTCTGCCGGTGTAGCGGCCTGATTCCATCGGCGTCCATTCGCCAAAATTTATATCTGATTCTGTTTCGATCTTGTCCCCGTCCTCTAAAAGCAAGAAGTCATCGTCTTCTAAAAGGAAAAATTGATCAACAGTGGCCTGATTACTTGTTCTGAAGAATAAATCAGCGCTGGTGTTGTCGGCCAAATCTCCGTCGACATCTGACCACCTATCAATAAATTCTGTCCTGTCATCGATCAAGGCGTCAGGATAGATTCCTCTTGTGGTCAGCTTTCTCTCAAAAAGTACGCTGAAAACTCCGCCGAGATCAAGCACGTTCTCAAAGTAATATTCACCGCTTGGTAGGCGATCACCGAAAATAACAATTAGTGAAAGGTCATCAACGGATGCCAGCTCGTCAAAATCAACAACATCATCGACAGTTGAAACCGTACTGAGGGTTGAAGCGCCACCTAAAACCAGGCCGTCAAGATCGCTGTCATAAAAAACACCGTCTTTAATTCCTCTGAATGGGGGGGAGTCCTGATCTTCTCTTCTCGTCTGAATGTCAAGCCTAGGGATAGGCGCCGGTAGGCTGATGACTGCTGATTTTGCGTTTGCGCTGCGCTGGCCAAATTCGCTTTCAAACTTGACCAGATATTCACCTTCAATCAGCGGCAAACTGGCGTAATTCGTCCTAGCTTCAACTTTCCTTAGGAGCGTGCTGTTTGGCCATGTGGCTGTGCCATCGGTCTGGGATGCCTGTCTGATCAGCGCAATGAACTTATCTGTATTCAGCGCGGTTTGTGGGATAGCCCACCTCAGCACAACTTGATCACTGCCAGACGCTTGAATGGTGACGTCTGCCGGATCTGGCGGCAAAACAGTGACACCAGCCTGGCCGGGCTCGATTTCAACGACTGGCACCGTAAACCGCCCGGTCACATAGGGCGAGCGTTTCCGCAGTGGAGCAACGCCAACGCCTCTCACCCTCACCGTGAGCTGAGTGCCAACACTCAACCCATTGATCTCCAAAAATACGTTGGACGTTGAGACAGCTGTGTAATTCCCATCCCCGAGCTTGTACTCCAGCTCAAAATCAACAGTCTGGCCAGTTGAACCGCGAGACCATGAAACAACGGCTTGATTCGTTGTTTCGCTATTGATCTGGATTTGACGGGCTGAAATATTTAAGTTTGTAGGCTTTGCCGGTGTTTCGTTTAATAGTGTTATTGGCTCAAATTCCAGTTTCCCGCCACTGTCAGCCGCTGAGTAGATACTGTCGTTGCTTTCAACGCCTGTGATTCCAAATTGACCATCACCGTTGTCGGAAACTGAAAGGCATCTGAATTTTTGCTCTTTGATGTTGCTCGCGCTGATCGACCATATTGACTGCAACAATGGCGCAGCGCTAAAAGCTTGCACATTCACCACTGAACCCGCTACAGAGAGGATTGGCCGAGTCTCAACCGATCCATCTGGCAATGTGCAGGTCAGCCGGTCATTCCCTCCACCTGCCAATGCTGCGGTCTGATCGAGCGTGATTGCAGACGTTGTTGCCGCGCTCACTCGTCCAGCAAGACGCACGCCTTGCCGCATTTCATCCGCTACGGCGAAGATCTGCCCAGGGAAAACGACTGCGCCCTGCAGCCCTGTGGCAAAGGTCACGACCTCGCCGTCAATCTCCTCAGACAAAAGCGCCCACCGCCCCAGCCGTTGCGCTTGAAACTTTGAGGTAACGCCAAAACCCACCAACTCCCTCACCTGATAGCCGTATTTGCTTATTAGCTCCGCATCTTCAACTACAACAACATTTGACTTAAAGAAGTTTGCGGGGTCGTTATACCTAACCCTAATTGATGTGCTCCTGGTTTTTAGTGATGTTCCTGAATAAGAGAACGCCCCGTTGATAACGTTGCTATTTGTATAAAGATGCACAGCTGAAAGGCTGCTGCCGTCTAAATTCCCGTGATCGGCTGTCGCTTGAATCGTGTTTGCCTGCCAATACAACATGCCCCTGAACACACTGGCTAGATCCTGCAAAACGTTGAACGCTTCAGCCCTGCTGCCTATCACGGTGTTGCAAGCAAAACGCGGCTCTTGTGTGCCGTCTGGGTTTGTAACCAACTGATTTGAATACTGGCTCAATGGGTACAAATCAACCCAGCTCAGGTTTGACGCATCTACAAAGTCGCCGGCCCCATATCTGCTGTTTGTGGCCATGTCATACCAGCAGCAGACTGGGCAGGTTGTCCAAGCTTTTTTGAGGCTGCCATCAAATGCTCCATCAAACCCCAGGCTGCCATCGTCACGTACAAACGAATTTGATGGAACTTCAACGATCCGGCCTCTGATCTTGTAAGCCCTCGTCGGCAAGCTTTTAAACTGCTGCGTAGAGATCGAAAGGCCAGCCACCGCGCAGAATGGATATGCTGTTCTAAGAGATTGAAGCTCGATCAAGCTTGTCCAAAATATCTGATTGCCCCTGCCGTTTGCAATTGGGATGTCTTGATCGATATCAGTAAAGTTTTGAAATTTAACCTCAAAGTGATTCTCCCCAAGGTTCACTTTTCTTACTCGGATATTCCACGGGCCTTGGCCGCTCAGGTTGATTCGTGGTGACTTAAGCTGATAGTCACTTACCGCAATGCCTGTAATCGTCCTGTCATAAACAGTGTTGAACGCTTCGCCTTGAGCCTGAACGTCGATTGCAATTTGGATGCTGCCGTTAAAAAGCTGGCCTTTTGCTAGCCCTTCCTGGGCTGTTGAAAACATCCGAGGGATGCTGAGCAACAGCTCAAACGACTCAACGTCTGTATCTGTGATTTGCCTTGTGACCTGACCGGCTCCATAATCCCTGGCGATGACTTTGTTTTCATCGCTTAGTGTCTCGCTGTAGTTTTGGCCAATCTCAACGTTTACATCATTGACCGTTGAAGTGCCGTCCTTTCCCTGCTCTAGCTGGCTTTGCGTTTTGCCGCCTGGCTTGAAATCGTAGGAGACATCCTCAGGTGCAAAATTGCGGTCTGTTCCGGTCCTGATCGCAGTCTCTTCTAAGAAGATCCCTTCATCGCATCCGACCAGGCCAGCGATAGGCCCTTCACAAAGAAGATCAACAACGCGAATAACTGAAGTGGAGTTTAATGCCATTACGCTTTATTTTGGCTGTCGTCTTTGAATCGATTGTATCCGTTCATTGCGACCTTTAAATCACAAAATTCATTCGCCCTGAAATCAATTATTTTCACTCTAGTATCGACCCCCCTGTTATCTTCGATTGGCGCATATTTAATATAATTCATCCATCTATACCTTTGCCCACGCAAAAGCAAACCCTGAACAGTGCCCCTGAGAGTTGCGGTCACAGGGTCAGGGCCTGATACTTTAGTCGTAACTTCAATTTCATAAGTGATAAAGCCATCTACGAAGCTTGAGTCTTCTCCACTCACACGGTCAAACAATCCGTCTTGAAGCTCGAAAAACACTTGATAATTCTTAGATCTGTCATCGTCTTCCCCGTCAACTTCGTCTAGTTGTATGACGTTGCCTTGCTGCAGCGTCAAAAACTTTTGAGATGAATTGCCATCTGAAAATTTTACTTGATCATATTCCCATCTTCTGCACCTAATACCAGATGCTTCAGTTTTGCTAAATCCAATCTTTTCGCCACCAAAAAGCACAGTGTCAGGCCCTGGCGTCTTGATCACATTCCGTAATGGATCAGACTCATCTGTCACATCTACATTCGCTGAGAGGAGCTGAGACCCAATCAGCACTTCCCCATAGGCAACCGGGATCGTCGCGCCAACTCCAACGGTGTTAGCTGCTCCGGTGTAGGCGTACGACTGGCGGCCATCTGTGCCACGGGTGACGGATTGCGGGCCATCTGTTGACAGGCTGTCACCACTGCCCAAACGATTAGAGCCCAGGTTGCCAATTGTCGGCTGAGGCGAAAGGAGCTGCGAGACACCGCCGAGGATCAGACTGGCGCCGATTGCGCCGATTGCGGTAGAAGCAGCAGCACCCAGCACAAACCCGCCTGCGGCTAGTGACCCGCCTGCTCCGATCGCTCCAGTTAATCCAGCCCCTAAGCCAAGAAAACCAGCGCCTGCGCCTGCGGTCAAAATCGCAAAAGCGACCAGACCCACCCCGGCCAGAATCGTTCCAGTTCCACCGCCACTGCCT